CCAGATCAAAAAAGAGGAGCTCGAAAGCTCCTCAATTTACAACTTTTTATTGTTATCCTTGCTACGTCGTTGATAGAGAACCGAAGCCCTCTTACCAATTATACGAACGACAAGTTCGCGACGTTGAGACGTCCATAGTAATCGGCGCTGTTCCCAAGGGAAGTGCTCGTCTGGGTAAAGGTTGCTTTACCGTAACGGGTCATCAGCGATACGTGTGGGTTGAAGGTGTTAGGATCAACAACAACACCCGAAGACATCAGAGGGATGTATGGGCAGTAGAAGTAACCTGCATCCAGTTCACCATTGCCGCCCTTGAAGCCGAGCAGAATTGGCTCAGTACCGGTTTCGTGGTAGATGTAGGTGTAAACCTTGATCGAACCATTCAGAGTACCAACTAGTTTGGTGTTGTTAGGACCTTCGAACGAACCACTTACTGCTGGTGCGAAGACCGATTTAGTTGCGGACTGGAGGATTGCAACAACCATTGGCGAAACAACGATCCAGTTAGCTTGTGCACGACGGGTCTTGCGTGCGATTTCCATTGCGACCTTGTTGATCAGAACGCCCAGAACTGCATGGCGATCACCAACATAGGTAGGAACGCCGGTGAAGGTACCCGACATGTCGAACGATTCAACAGTGCCTGCCAAAGCGATCAGGTCATTGATGATTTCGTTGTCGATTTCACCAACGATCGCTGCGGACAGCGAGGAGGTGAGTTCTGCTTCCATATCCAGACCATGCGATGCTTTCAAGTCTTGCATCGATTCTGGAGTCCAGCGAGCTTGCAGCTTACGCGAGCCAGCGGTAACGGTTTGCTTCAACAGTTCCAGGGTCATAGTACGACCACCGAAAGCTTCGAAGTCACCAGTTGCAGCAGCAACACCCGTAGAGGTTGCTGGCGATGGACCACCTGCTGGAGCAGCTGCGTCCGAGGTCGAGTAGAAGCGACGCATCTTCGAAGAAGTGTGTGCCCAAACTTCGTCACCTGCAGTGATGTCGTTAGCGGTGCCTGGTGCATCGACCGACTCAGCAAACAGGAAACGCTGCGAGTAAACTAGACCGACTGGACCGGACATTGGCTGTACGCCAACCAGTTCAGTTGCGATCGTCGATGGGATAATACGGCGAATCATAGGGATCGCGATCTTCTGGAAGTTCGCGATTGCGCCAGCAGATTGGGTACCTGCAGCAGCGGTTTCCTTCAGATATGCCATCTGATTTTCCAGCACTGGAGCCAGAACTGCCTTCTTCTGGTTCGAGAGACCTTCAAGAAGGGTCTCTTTAGTTGCTGTCCAATTTTCAAAAAGTTCCATGTGAGTATCTCCTTCTTGGATTAGTTGAGGCCGGCGAGTTTACGCAATTGCGCGAACTGATCGGTAGTCGACTTGGCTGGAGCAGCGGCAGCTGACTCTTCACCGGTTTTAACAACACCTGCACCCTCAGTGAGAGTGGTAGCAGCTTCTGGCTTAGTGTCTTCTTTCAGAACACGGCCAATAAATTGATTGTAGGCTTCTTCCAAACGATTGGTTTCAATATTTTGGAGTACGAATGCCATTTGCTCACGCTTCTTACCAGACAGCGGGGCAAGAATTTTTTCTAATTTCGATTCACGCACGACCTTAGCATTTTGCGACTCGAGAGTTGCAATTGCTTTGCTGGCGTCGTCAAGTTTAGCAACAGCGGCTTGGAGCTTCGATTGAATCGAGTCTTCGTCAATGTGCGAACGGGTAAATTCTGTAGCGAACGCTTCGAAGATCTTACGACCAAACTCATTTTGCTTGACGATTTCAAGGTCTTCTTTAAGTTCAGTAAATTCCTCAGTCAGACGCAGCTCGAAGAACGAGTCGATCTTGTCGATGAGTGAATCAAGTTCTTCAGCAAGCTGGTCAGCCATCGAATGTTTTTCTTCAACGATCTTTTCTGCATATTCTGCTTCAAGATCACGGAAGCGTTCGATATCCGCTTTCAGCTCTGCTACTTCTTCTACTAATTTCGCAGCAACGAATTGCTCGACATTTTCAACCAAAGCGTCACGTTCAGTGGCCCACTGTTGAGCTAGCTCGCTTCTCACTTCCAACGAAACTTCTTCACGTACTACAGTTTTATACTGTGATACGGCTTCTGTCCACTGGGAGGAGATTTCATTCTTAGCGTCTTGGCTAAGAAGTTCAGAGCTTAGCAGTTTCTGGAGGATTTCATCCATTGCAAGTTCTCCTTTAAGATTTGGGGGAGTAGATTTAACTCTACGACTATGAACTTTGACGCGATAAACAGAAACGTCTGTTTTAGTATAGCGATCCTATTTATGGAGCGGCGCAAAATTCTTATAAAAACCGCTAAAACGCTGCGGTTCCAGTTAAACAAAATGCTTAACTTGATTGCGTTAATCTACTTATTAGATTAACCACAAATTTTGACCTGTTATTCAGAACTTTCTTGAGTTTCAGGCTCGATGGCCGTTGACGCCAATCCGGATACCTCGCGCATTTTAATCGCAAGGTAGTTGTGAAGGTCCAACGATGCTGCATCGGTGTTGTCATTGATGACATTATTGAGCATGCTCTTAAGTGCTTCTCGCTTATCCATATAAGTTCTCCTTTAAAGGGGCGGCTGTGAGACGCCCTGCGTTGATTGCTATTTAGATGTAACTGGTTCAGGCACCGAAGTGATCTTCTTTAGATACGTCAACTTTAGCTTTAACTGCCTTTACTGCCTTTTCATAATCCTTTTGCGATTTGAAGTTGAAGTAAAACACATCCATGAAATACTCCATGTCAACTGCTACACCGGCCTTAGCAATAGCCAAGCATGCAATCTTTACATGTTCTTCATCTTGCAATCCAAAAGATGGAACCGCAGCTTCTTCCTTGCAATAATTTGCAAGTTGCATAATTCTATCCGTTGTTAACATGATATCCTTTATCTTACGTTACCTGCTTCATAGCCAGTACCTTCAAATTGCTTCAATGTAGCTTGAACACTAGCGACACTCGTGGGATTCTGCTCGTCTTCTTTCAAATCATCTTTTGCTGCTGAACCATCTGCAACACCTGCGTCATAAACCTTCTTTAGGAAATCTTGCATTGCCGTAAGGTCATTAGACTCTTTACCGTCTGGATCGCCAATACCGAATTTCTTGCAAACATTCAAAGCAATCTTCGTAATGATTTCCGGTAGATCGTTCTTCTCGTCTTTACCCTTGCCTTCATCTTCGCCCTTGTCAACTTTCAAATCGACATTTTCATCGTCTTCCTTTTTCTCGGGTTTAGCGTTGGTAGGTGCATCGACAACTTCTTTCCACTCTTTCAGCAAAGGAAGACCAGCTAGTTTTCTAAGTGTATTTTGATCCATGATTATTTCGCAGTCAATTTTTCGATGAATTTCTTAATCTCGGCCGTCAGATATTTCTGAGCCTTCTGATCTTCCAACACTGCTTCAGCGAGTGTACGAATCTTAGTGTTTTCAACCGACTCACGCACTACGTCTGGATAGCAACCGGGCCCGCTCGGTTGAGCAACGATGTCAACTGTCACGAAGTTGAAGTCTTCAACTACGCCTTCGTTAGTCACGTTACCGGTACCACGCGAAGAAACACCCAACTTAACACCCCCAGAGATGAGGTTCTGCACGATCATGCCAGATGGGGTGTTTAAAATTTTGCACTTGCCGATAGCGTTGTTGCCATCCATATACGCTTCAGTAATGATGTGCGAAACGTTCTTCAAGTCAATTGACAGGTTATCTGGGTGATTAAGCTCGCCCATGACGTAAGAACCTTCCTTGCACTTTTCATTAATGAAGGTAACAGCACGTGAAATCTCGCTATGAGGATATACGCGTTGGTTTAGGTTCTTTTGTTCTGCAGCCATCATGCGGCCGGCTAGATAGATATTCTTTTCGGCGTCGCGGGATTCCACGAGTGCAGCTTGCGCTGGAGTGAAACGCTCGATTAGAAGCTGTTGAGTCATGTTTATCTCCTTAAGTTATCAGGGATTCCCTGAATATAGACCCCTTATTTATGGTAGTAGAAAGTGCGTCACTACAATTAGGACGCACTCAACTACATTAGACCGCAACATTTGTGGTGGTAGCAGCGGCATCATCTGCCGCATTATCTGCAGTGTCTGCTCCATCACCTGTCTCTGCGGCATCACCAAACGTTTCGCCGTTATCCATACCGCCGAATCCACCACTTCCATCATCAGCCGGAGCATTACTATCCACTGAGACATCTTGACGACTTCCATAAACTGCCGGGTCGTACATTTGTTGAAGTTCACCAACCTCTGGGCGATTCTCAATACTGCGTTCCTGCTTAAGCATCGCTTCGTTCATTTGGATTTCGTCTTCAGTCAAACCTAAGTAACGCTTCAAGATGAATCGCTTCGACAGATATTCTGTATCTTCAATAGACTTAAACGAATTGATAAGGTCAGTATCCAACGCTGCTTGGCGGTATAGCGCGAAGTTCTGCGGTTCTGGCAGCGACAGTCTAAAAATGTCACTATCCAAATTAATACCCGCTACCTGCAAATATGTTTTGAATTCCCTATCGAACACTTCTTCTAACGAGGTTTGCAGTCGCATAATGAAGTTAGCAAAGCGAAGTTCTTCAATATACGCAATACCAACCTTACCGTCAGAGTACTGGGCACCTTGCGCATCTTGGCCAACCATATAGCTGGTAGGAACACGAAGTGCGCGGAATAGACGCTTCAAGAAGTAATCAAGCTCTGGGATATCCCAAGTCTGACCACCAGGCAACGTCTCGACTCTACTTCCCCTACCTGCAGCTGTTACAGGGAAGAACATGTCTTCCTGAATAGATTCAGGGTTATATTGAGAGTCAGTATTTTGACTGTTGTTTTGCGAAGGAATTCGCTTTTGACGAATGTCATTCTTAATCGACTCGATGTATTGCTTCACACGTTGCGGCGGCATGTTACCGACGTCGATGTAGAAAACTCTACGTTCTGGTGCACGCACGATACGATAGATGATAGCTGCAGATTCCAACATCTGCAGCTTCTGCCAATCCAAATACGCTGGCTGCAAGATCGATCTACCAAATGGCGCCGCATCATCCATTTCATCAGATAGTGTAAAGTGCAACATTGCAGAAGCCGGCACGATCTCAACGCTATCGTTTCCTTGACCTTGAATTTGTTCAGGTCTGATGTGGTATGCGATCTTCTCACCAGTAAATGGATCAACTTCAATACCAATCACTCTAGTCGCATTAACATACTCCCACGGCTTGGTATCAGATGTCTTACGGAAGAAACAATCACCGTACTTGCACATTGATCTAGCTATGTTGTAGACCTTCTTGTTCAAGTGATGGAAGTTGCACCAATATCTAAGAGCAGCTCGTAACGTGGTAGCTGTCGTGTCACTAATGTTTTGGTTTTCTTCAGTCTGATAATCGATGATGAAAGGCAGATTAGTCCTTTTGTCAGCGTTTGAAATTTCTTCAGCAATCGTGTCTAGCGCTCTAGACACGTCGCCCGCATCCATGTTATCATACTGCTTGTATTTCTGAAGTCTACTCGCAGCACCCTTCATCACGTTGGTAAACCAACTTACGGTCGCAAATGACGCGAACCCTGGAGAGCTGCCATTATCATCCTGTCGTACAGGTGCTTGATTGTATGATGCTTTTCGTGAAGCGGGTGTGACGATTCGCCAGTAACTTTCCCATGCGGCCATTCATCTCTCCTTTATATGTTAAAGCGGCCAGTTGTGAACTGAAACGCTGTTGGTATTTGTGGCATGTTGTTTGGTGGGGGTGGAGCAGAAGGTGAAGTATTTGCTAGCTGTTTTTGATCTGCCAAACTTTGTAGGAATGCAACAGCCTGCGCCATATTTGTGGCAATGGTTTTTAATTGCTCCACTGCTTCCGCGTCTTGAACACTTAGAAGATTCTTTGCATCCTGAGTGACCGTATTTATACCTTGCTGAGTAGTGCTATTTGCTGAATCTACTTGCTGAATCTGTTGTGGCACAGAAACAGTTTTTCCTGGAACATTTACTGGAGTTCCAACAGTCGTCGGTGTAGTAGAAGTAGTAGGCTTATCACTCACTACAGCATTCGCAACAGCTTCACTGCCACTCTTACCTAACCATCCACCTAATGCCGCACCAACGGCACCACCAACAATTGCACCAACACCTGGAATTGGAATCAGTACCTGGCCGATAGCCGCCCCAATCATGCCGGCGCCGAGCTCGTC